AACTCCTTCGACCGGCGCGAAAGCCAGACAAGCCTCTACAGGATACTTACATGGCTCGCCTACCAACGCCTTCTGCACTCTGCAGATACACTTACTCACTGCGAAGGACTTAGCATTGTTCAGCAACGCGGAGGCCTGTTCATAAGGAAAAACTTGCACCTCAACAGAGATGCTCCTCTCCACCGGAATAACCTTGTGAAATGAGGGCGGCTTACTAAGCAAACCTTCTGCGAAGGCTTCACTGTAGTATTTCTCGAATAAACGGGCCATCTCTTCATCAAGTCTGCTCAGTTGGGATTCGAAGACACCAGCGACAAAGGGCATAAGACCAAACCTGCGTTGTTCTCCTTCCCCAATCGCGCGAATCAACCCCTTCCCCGCCATGTCCTCCAAGGTTGCTACAGTTTTGGCTGCGTCTTCGCCAGTTCTCTTGGCTATTTGCCCTGCACTCTCCGGGGTTAACCGCATCTCAGAGGCAAGTGCAGCCTCCTCAGGTGTATAGATTTTCGCCAGAAGCCTGAGTTCAACGCCGCTCTCAGTTTCGGGAAACCCATTGGGAATCGCATCGAGCCGTTGGGCCAGTTTCCTGTAAACATTCTTATCCAGCTTATCCATCCCCCACTCCGTCGATTATGTTCTCATCTACTCCTTTATCAATATTCGCACACTTCAGAGAAGATCTGGCTAGCGCGCGGCATCTTGGAAAGTGAAGGCAGCTCAAGAAAAGCGTTAACCTTCACCCCCTTTTTCTAGTCTCTTTTGGATATCCTCGTCTCCAAGCTGCCTCGTTTCTTCAAGTGTTGAAACATTTCATCTATCTCTTCGAGCGTCTTTGCGTCAGGATGTCTCTCTCTTTTCTTAGGTTTGAAGTTTATACAGTGATCCCATAGGTTAGTCTTATGATTAGAGAAGAAAGGCAGCTTGCAGAACTCGCCACTATAGAGAAAGCATTCTCTGCAATCGTTTTTGGAGATCAAGCTCTTCACTCAGATCCTGCCCATTGCTAGCTAGCTTGTCTTGGTGTCATCCAATAGAATCCCTCATGCTTTCAATCCTACTCCAAACCCAAACCCGAACTGAAGACGATCCCTCCCTGAGCTCCCTTCCATGATAGGACCGTCTGCTTTTCTCAACTCTACTGCTTCTGATCCGCATGTCTCGGGCCGTCAAGACTCCTCCTCCAAAGACTTCAGTGGCCTTTCAGCTTCCCTCACTAGTAGGCTGTCCAGAATTCACACTTAAGCAATGCAGTACCATTAGGGGGAGGGGTAGCTAGCCATTCGACTTACGGCGTATCCATACACCAAGTTGGAACGTGCCGGGTTGCTGGCAAAGTGTTAGAGCGCGCTAAGGATCTACTAGAGTTAGAAGTATACATTGCTAGGTCAGCTAGCTAGCTCAAGCTTGCGTGCAAGTCCAAGCAGCAAGAAGTAGCCTCTTGCCTTCCCCCTTCTCTGGTCTAGCGCCCGTTGTTACTGTAGCATTTCTGTATTTTCCGCCCTGATGCCTGGACAAATGCCACTCACTAGCTTTTCCTTCTTAGCGTTCTCAGAAGTTGGCTGACTAACTCCTCATCGTCAATTGCGTTGCTGAGGATTGCAGCGACGAGGTCTTGGAGATAGACATCATTGTTGAATGCTATTGCTTTGAGGCGTCTATGGATCTCAGAAGAAACAATGAGCTGTTTATCTTTGGACTTCACTGAATTGTCCCCCTCTCGATCAGCTTGATCTTCCTCTCTAGGACATCTGCAAGCAACTTCTCAAGATACAATCGTGGACTCTCCAAAACCATATCAGTCACGTAGCCGCTGATGGGCGAAACTCTATGGATTGCCTCTACGATGTGATAATCTCCGCTCAACCCCCAAGTTGGGCTTTGCACATTCGCTTTGTATTTCACTTTGACAAAAGCAATGCCAACTAACGGCAGTCTATATCTGTTCTCCTTGTTCTTCAGGATGTTCCGAAGAGCATTGGCAACCTCTTGGACGAAGGAAGGATCAATGAGTTTGTCGTCTCTATAGACGTATTCTCTTGTATGGCGGAAATCGCTTGCGGAGTCAACTGCCGATCTTATGACGTTCCTATTCCAGAAATGAAAGCCGTCGAAATAGAAATCTCCACTTATGTTTCCTACACCGACGCATCCTGGGTTAATGCAAAGATAGTCGACTTGTGTCATGTCAGGACTTCCCGTCGTTCCCCATGCTGGGTGATCTAATGATATCTCGATTTCCTGCATGTGATTCGTGACTATCCTTCCGCCGCCAAGAGCCTTCAACGGGAACGACTTGTAATTGTTACCATCGCTGCCGATTAGGATCCAAACATTCCAGTTATCACCTGTTATATCATGGCGCACCCAAACCTTGATGCTTCTATACTTTGTCGTATCTACAGCAGTGATCGATCGATCGCACCAAACTTGGTTCTGATTCGCAAAGTCTATCTTAAGATAGTAATTGCCAACAGGAGCATCCGCATGAGCGGATATTGTCCCGTTTTGTACTGACCATCCTGTTGTCGATTCAGTCCATTTATCAGGATCTCCGTCATCATTCAGAAGGGGACCTCCAACAACGGTAACTTTATTGAAGGTCCTGTAGCCGTCAGTTTCCTTTCTTACGCCACGTAAGATATGACCAGATGATTCACTCATTTGAAGGGGAAGCGAAGGAGCATTCGATCTATCTCTAAACCTTAGATCGTGGCCCATACCGAGTTTAACTTCCCATTGGCTACCAGCCTGCTTCGCTAGTTCCCTCAATCCATCCATGATATATTCATAATTGAAGTCTTTCGTTACAGTGACAGAGGGAGAAGGCGTGTCAACTTGATAAGTCGTTATTTCAGTTAGATCCTCAATCAGATCCTTGACTGCTAGACTGACTTCTCGATTCTCAAGAGACTTTGTTTTAGATCTTAGAAGTAGCTCCTGCCCAAAACCTCGCCCAGTTATGAATCTCAGTTTCCCAGCTCCCTCCCCAGGCGTCACTTCTTCGATATTACCTGCAAAAACCTTTTCCGCGTTGCCCACACCATCCAGCCAGATCCTTATACGTCGTGCAATCGTCAACCCAGAGCCAACATCATCGGTTGCAACTATCTCAAATTCATCAATGTCAGTTTCTCTTTGCTTTGCTAAGATCTCTAGAATCTTATCTGTGGCGAAGAGAGGTTGCTCCTTCATGAAGGCGACGAAATCATACCAGCATTTCTCTCCTTCACCACCGTAGACGCCCAATCGAACACCTGTGATTGTTCCTGTCGTGATGCTTGTGAGATCATAAATTACAACATCATATTCCGAAGGACAATCGGGATAAGCACAAACTGTCTGCCAGGCACCATCATAAACTTGGACGTAATACTGGTCTGTCCCTCTTAAACAAACCACCATATACTTGTACGTCGACGCATCTACGCTAATCCCAGTTGTTTTCTGAATTCGTCCACCTGTGTAACCGGGATCGACAGTTATTTCAGCGATGTCGCCGTTCCTTATTAGGCCGCACCATCCCGCGGACCATCCCTCAGCGAAGCTGTCATCTTCCCAGCCAACATCGTTCTTGTCATGTGTCATGATTTTGTAGAGATAACTCATCAGTCATGGATCTCCAAGGTTATCGTATAATCAACGATGTTTTTCGCTCCCCGAGGATGCACGAAGACACAGTTGATAAGCCAGACAGTTTTGGGAGATCCTGCCGATCCATAGCTGATCGTATCACTGTAGAAGCTGACCGCGGAATTCTTCGTTGCGAAGAGATTGAGAAGAGTGTCTCGGTCAGTATAGCAATTCGATCCGCTTAGTCGTCCATTAAGTGTGATCATTAGGCTGTTGGCTCCCATCCATTCCTTCGTAGTACCGAACTTCTTCAGAACATCCTTACGCGCAACCTTGTGATCCCTCTCGAAGCGGATCTCAGGTTCTATCGGAAAAGTGAAAGTATCAAGCTTTGTCGTCATCTTGTTATCACCTTCAACGCGAGTTTATGGCCGATCTGCCTGGCTACGGCCTCAGCCGTTCTCTCCCGATCGAAAGGAGACCCTAGACTAGCGGCTGTCACGTTCACATTTCCAACAGAAACCGAATAGCCATAATACTCCCTCACGATCTGATACTGCCGCTGCAACCTCGCAATCGGCGACATGGCAGATAACTCACTCGTCAAGTCCCTGAAGTCCCTAGTCGTCTCCTCTAAAGTTCTGTTGTATTCCTCTTGTTGACGATTCATAGAAGCCCATGCGACTGCTCCAGCAGTAACAGCAGCAGCTATGCCGAGCATAGCCCAGCCGGCGGGACCTGATAGAGCATGTGTAACCATCAAAGCCTTGTTATAGAGCCATTGAGCCACCGTCGCGGTTGCGAGGGTAGCCTTCAAAATCGTATATGTTCTAACAAGATTATAGCTCATCGAGAGGACTGCTGGAATAGTTGTGAACCCAACCTGCGCGTATATGGCTCCGAGGTTCTGAGCGGATTTGGAAGTATCAGCTTGAGCCTTCTGGACCATCTCGTAATTGCGGTACAAGGCCATGCCCCCAGAGACTACACCGCTTAATCCGAAAGCAAGTTGGCTGAGCGACGTCTGTAATCTTTCCGTCTCATTTTGAACCTGTCGGAACCCGTCAACGGCTTCAGAAACATCCGCTGTGATCTTAGCCGTTAACCTTTCTTCCATGCTCATTGCATGCTCACCCTCAATCTAGCGCGGAGAACAAGGACGAGGAAAGGCCGGTTTCTTTCGAGAGCAGGTACCATAAATGGGTACGGAGGCATCCTACTCGTACCATACTCTAGATATCGTGCATAATCGACGATTCTCGCCGTCTTCGGATTAACTATGTACCCGCCCGATGAAACTGATATGCTGTGAATATGGCCTTGTGAGACATGATGTTGCTTCCGGATCGATTTCTGAAGAGATCCTGTGTCAACTCGCACTGTGGCCTTAGCATCTTCAACTACACGATCAGCTACCTGATTGAGACCGTCCACAGTCTCAGGATCTATCCTATCGCTTGCTCTCCCTAGACGAGCAATTAAGCGATCAGCGCCAAGCAACTCAGCTTTCACTTGCATTGTCAGCCCCTCGGGAGTATGTTAACGAGTTCACCAAGCGAATGCACGGTCTTGCTTTCTCCCCCCGCTTGAGCGTTAAAGTAAGCGTACCCGTAGAGCAGGAAGAGCCTTTGAATCGGAGTGAGATACTGCTGACTTCGTGCAAGTTTGTAGCCCAGCGAATCTAGGATGATTATTTCTTGCCCTTCCGGGCTTTCCGAAAATTTCTGATTGTCTCCTCAGCTTCACCGCTGAACGCTGTAAGAATATCCACGGCTTCCCAGAGACGATTGAGAACTGCTGGATGAATCTTCTCGACATCCTCGGGCGTCCATTCTTCCTGCATGCCTCTCGTTAAAGCCTTAGCGGTTAAGAAACGCCTAGCTGTTTCCTCGGCGATCAAAGCCTTACTTAGATCAATCTGTGAAGGATCAACGTCGCCTTTCACTTCGCTCAGTTTCATCCTTAACGCTTTAGCCTCTGAAACATCTGAGGCAGATGGCGGAGTAACACTGAAGAAAAAGTCATCGCCATACTTTGGTGCAATTATATCAACGTTGAAGTTGAAACCCTTCAAGACCATGTCCTTAGTGATCCTCGGCATATCTTAATCTCCTTACTCTATCGCGATTGACGCACTCTTGGCTCTGAATCTCGTGGTGATGAATGACGGTGCGTTCTTCGGCGAGGCAATAGACGGCTCTGGAAAGACCGTGCCAGTCAGCGTTATCGTTATCTTTGCACCTGATCCCCCGTCCCAAATCAGTTTCATCGTGTATTCTTCGAAAGTCGCTTGAAAAGGCGTTGACCTCTCCAATATTGTCTTTCCATCTGCCCCTGCTTTGAATGCTTCTTTGATGCTGCCCTCATAGGTTATCAAGCCGTCTGCCCATGCTTCGATCTCGTCGCTGTTCAACGCGTCTATGCCTTCGATTGCATGTCTGGGTTCCAATGTTACTTCTTGCGCTATGAATGCACCTTTGTCGCCTTCCGTAGTCTTCGTTATCACCACTTCGACCTGTTTGCCGGCATATACGGTCATTCTTTCATTCCTCCTTCTATGTTATGAATTTGATTTTCCGTGCTCTGAATGATGATGTGATATATACGGGAGCGTTCTTAGGTGAAGGAATTGATCCCGCTGGAAATACGACTCCGTCTATGCCGAGTTTGACTGTGGATCCTCCCCTCGTATAGTTCACGATTAGACCATATTCATCCGGAGAGACTTCATTCCAGATCTGAAAATCGTCATATCTCTTCGTATTTGCGAGATAGGCATACATCCCGGGTCTACCCTTCGCTAGGAGAGGTGCAGAATCAACTACGCTGAACTCGTAGGCTCCGTCGTTAACATCGACGTCAATTTTTGCTGCGAAAAATCTTATGATGATGGGGAAAAATTGACCGTTCGGAAGCGTCAAAGTATCGGATTGCAGTAGTTGTGTAACGGCGCCGTCAACCACCCGTTCAATAGTCAATTTGCCACCGAAGAAATACATCATGTAACAGTCTTTACCGGATATGAGTCCGTCCCATCGGCATATCCATCCGATTCTTCCGGAAGCAGAGTCCTTGACTTCACATTTGATTATGCCGTCTCGGAAGATCGGGAGAACGCTCAGCTTGACTCCTATGAAGCTGCTGTTATCGCTGTTGACGAGGAGTTCGTTGTTGTCGATTAGAAAGTTTCCTGTGTCTCCTTCGAAATCGCTTAGTGCTCCTGTGAAGAATTGCTGACTATACTGTGATTGCTGCTTCTTCTTCGTTAGGCGTTTGAACTGCTCGGTTGCCCTGAAGACTTCTTTGAGGTTGCCGCTGAACTCTTTCAGTAGGATAGCCCATTCCTGAACTTTATTGCTGCCTAACCCGTCTATTCCCTCTATACTTTGCCGAGGCTCTAGGCTAATTTCTTGGGCGATCTCAGGAGTTAAGTCATAGCGATATTCGATTATCACTGTATCGCTCGCTGCTGGGGCAGATTGTAAGGTAACGTGCTTTTGATCGTCATCAACGGCTGTAACTGTCACTTCAGACCCGTTGACATAGACCGTGACGTGTGCAGGTTCATCTGCAACGCCGTCCATATCCCTGTCCGATATGGGCCCCTTCGACACATTGAAGACGGTGTTCGAGCCGTTTGCTTGGCTACTGACGTCCTCTTCAACGGGAGTCTGGATTGTTATGGTAACGTCTTTTCCTACGTATACACTCATGCCATTGTTACCTCCAAGATGTAGAATACACGATACCTGAGAGACTTCCTCCATAAGGGAGGTTTAACATCCGGCTCGTCAAGAGCCAGAATTGACGGATCTTGAACGTAGATCGTGTCGGTTACCGAGTTTTTCAGTAAGCATTTTTGAGCAGCAACCTGAAGTTGGTCGCGTTCATCTGCATGTTTACTGCTCCAACAATCAACCTGGATAACAGCGAAGACCCACTCATAACGCTTTGAGCCGTCATAAGAATCATTTAGTCCTGAGACTTCTCCGGTTTCTGTGATGTCTTCGACGGTTAAACATGGTTTGTGAATCTTATGCTGAACAAGGCTGTGATAGACGGGCCAGTTCCCGTAGCGATCCTTCGTCAAGAGGCCTTGCAAGGTTGAGTCGGCCTTGAGCAAGTCGATAATAGCCTTTTTCACATCGATTATCGTACTCATTCGATCACCTTCTTTGCGAAGACCTCTTTCTTGACGATCCGACCTTTGAAGTAGTGTTTCTGAACGGTCTGTACGGCATAGTCAACGTCATTTACGCGTATGCGATCGCCCACTTCAACAGGTGTGAAGGATCCAAAGAAGAATCTGCGATCGTCAACTGAGGCGAATCCTGCTAAGACGATCTGTTCGTCAGCTCTGAAAGACTGAACGATTCCATCAACAAGATATGTCGGCTCGAAAGACGGAATGATATTGCCGAACTGGTCCGTTGATGTTCCAGTGTGCTTGAGGATCACAACCTTCTTACCATGGAAACGAAGGTCTACATAGAATTTAGAAACGGGGATCGGCTTGCGCCGTCTCAAAAGCGATGCGTATCCAACTAGGAACAGGCCTATGGCTCTGAACATTTGCCATCCGATTTCACGGTCGGCATTCCATTTGTTCCAGTTATCGAATAGGCCGTCCTGCTCTTGCGGATGCTTGTCTTTGATTCCTAGAAGGAAGTGCTCGACTATGTCATCGAAGCCTAAGTGTATTCCGGCTAGGAACCATTCCCAAAGTTGCGTATCATGGCCGCCATGTATCCCATAAGAGTCCTTCTTGGATACTTTTCCGTACATCCAGTTGCCTTCGGGTTCAATAGCGACGAGGTTAGGCTTGTAGTACACAAGATAATTGTCATAGTAGAGTTGTACGGCCTTACGCATTGCTTCGTCATTGATGTTCGCGAGCCATGAGATCCTGAAGATTGGGCCGACGGGTACAGGTTCATTCCATTGGCTCCATTCTGGCCAGCCCTGATTGCATGCGAGCCCTGTTACGTCTCCCCAGTAGCGATAGCAGGCCTTTTTGCCATCGGTCCAGAAATTGTGGATCTTCGCAAATATGGACTTAGCCCGTGTTCTCCAGGTTGCGGCCCTGATATATTCACCTACAGCATCAGCAAGATCCGCGGCTTCTTCGTAAACATGAGCCAATAAAGCATTTAGTGACATAACAGTCATCGTTGTGTTTCCATACATCTCATGTGGCTGGAAGAACAGCCAACTTTCGAAAGCGCTGTAAATATTGGTCCACTCGAAGCAGTCTTCCCAATCGCCGGACATAACCAAATCGCCGTCAATCTCATCCATGACTGTTTGAATCCATCCCCAGATATTGTCCCTGTAAGCATTGTCATCTATGTCCTTTTTCCATACCAAGATGGCCACAGGTATGAGGGTGAACCAAGCCTCAGAGGTATAGGCGCTGCCGTGTGAAGTGTAATCGATCAAGTCGCAGATGTGGATGCCTCGATAGAGATTGTATTCTTTCTGGATTATGTCGTCGAGGACGTTCTTTATGTATGTGCCAAAGTATTCTTTCGGTTCTTCTAGATGTCCCCAGAGAGTAAGCGACCAGTAGTTCGGAAAGTTGTCGACTGGCCAATGGCTGTACGGAAATCCATCGCCTGATGTTGCAGGCATAGAGCCGTTGTCTACGCTGATGAAGCTCTTCGTTAGGCAGAGCATGATTCTGGCAAGTTGATCAACTTGCCATATTCCAGTGCTATACGCTTTTCCCAGATCAAGCCATGACTTCCAGAAGCGGAGTTCCTTCTGGAGTAGCTCTTTCTGAGTTAACGCCTTTATCTGACCATAGTTGTAAACCGTTCCCGCTTCATCATCACCATAAACGACTATAAACCCGAGAAGCATGTCTTCTCCAGCGTCTATACTGAGGCTCCAACGTAGCCAATTCTCGTTCGGTGTACCGTCAGAATAGTCGGCTGTACGCCAGGAGCCGTCCATGTAGCAATCTTGCGGTGCTACATCGCTTCCCCAGATAAGCGTTTCACCGTTCGTCTTGACTAGAGCCGAATAATCTGGATGAATATACTTTTCGGTGCCTTCATAAGTGGAATAGCTGGCTGTGCAGATGCCGAACTTGAAGTTAAGCTGAACCTCACTCACGTTCTTCAAGTGAAAGAGAATGAGCATGAGATCCTTGAAGCCTTCAAGCGAGAATCTATCCAATAAGAGAATCTTATCGCCAGTGTCCATGACTTTCACATCGTCAAAATGAGTCTCCATAAAAGAGCAAAACAGATCTACCTTTCCTTCAGAATAAGTAGCGTCTGTGATGTCGATCTTAAGCTCATCATCCAAGTAGCCTTTCAATGAGGTGCCATTTGCCTCAAGCTTGAGTTTATAGAAAGTATCAAAGTCAATAGAGACATTTGCCTGCCCAAGGACGGTCCAGCCGTCTGTGTTATAGAGTTTCAGGACGGTGGGATAGAGAATTAGACCGTAGCCTTTCTCGGCGCCATTGATTCTTTTCGTTCTTGCACAAACACCCGCTCCTCCTCCGCCAAGACCTTGGATCAGTTTCACCTTGGCTTCAACGTAGTAATTGTCCCAAGTATCCTCTCCAGCCCGAGTGTGAGCATGCTGGGTCGTATCAGTCTGATGATGAACGCCATCGTCAACAAACCAAGTGCCGAAGAGAGAGGTCCAAGTAGGCCTTAGATCTACAACATGATTCGGACAATACTCATACGCTTCGACTTCTAGTCCATCAGGGAAGAAGGTGTTTTCTGCCGCTGACTTTAAAAAGCGGTGAAAGTGTATTGCACTGTTCTCAAGATAGCCTTTGTAGAGAGTCTTCCAGTTCTGCCCATTCTTGACGGGTGGTGTTGCCGGATTAACTTGCCATTGAAGGCCATTCAGATAGCCTCCGGCAATCTTGATCTTGCTTCCGTCGATCGGCCATTCATAGCGGAAGATCACATTCTCAATCTCGCTGTAAGTGTGGACGACGGTTCTAGCTCTTCCATTAGCGACGGCTGAATTGGGCGAATCATGCCATCTCGTTTGTCTGAAACCGAGAAGCGTTGTTTCAGCCGCTAGTAGGGACACTTTAGAGCACCCTCAACCCTGTGTCGAATCCGCGTAACGCATCTAACATACGCATGGCTTTCTCATGGTAACGCTGGGCCTTCTCGTTAACCTCGGGCGTCTGGGGTAGACTCTCGTAAATAAGGGAGATCGCGATGAAACGTGTGATAGTCTGGATCTTGGAATAGTTGTTGTAGGAGGGAGACCATGATTGGCCCGTGTAAGCGTCCACAAGATTGACTGCATCCGTGATGATTTGGTCTAGTTGATCATCGCTTGCTTCCACATCCGTCAATCCCGTCAGATTTCGGATCTCTTCTTTAGTGCAGTACGTCATTGTGATCGCGACCTGTAAGTGGAAAGATTCCCTGAAAAAACGGGTGAAAATCGAGGGCGGAACGGGCTAACTCGGCCCCGCTTAAGTCAGCCCCGTTATTTCGCATATGCTGGTGGGTCGCTTGATACGCGGGGCCACGACCTCATAGACTTTGCCGATAGTGTTCATATGCTCGTCTTGCTGAGTGAATGTCGTTATGTCTTGGCCTATGCCCATCTCGAAGTTCTGCTCCCCAGGCTCAACCACAAGCGCGCTGTCAGTACCACCGTCACTTGCATAGAGACTATCGCTTACATAGATGCTGCCGACGATCTCTCTGATTTTTTCGACGTACATGATCCCTGTATTGGTTATGAGACCCCAGAGCTTACGATGCCATGCGGCTCGTACGATCAGAGCATATGCACCATAATGCCCGTCCGTCTCTAGTTCTCCTATCGCGGCGTTGATATCCGTTATCGCATTTGCCGGCCATGCACCTGCACTCGCTTTCGTGTTTCTGTTAGTTGCTGTCGCTAGGCCTTCGATTCCGAGAGCTCTCCAACCTGTGTACTCTCCGGTAAGCAGTAGCTTGTCCTCTTCTTCAGCAATTTGCCTTGCAGCATTCTCCACATGCGTGGTTTCAAGAGGAAGTCCGCCTCTACGAGACGCAATAACGTCTCGCCAGTAAAGAATGAATCCTTTACTGATCACTGGAACGTCCACGTCAAAGGGATCTAATTCAACACGGTCGAAATCTTCAGTTTGGCCTTCCATGTCGATCGTTGCTTGACTCATATCAGTAGCCTTGTAGCCTCTCCACGTCTTGAATCCGGCGTGAGGAAGCCTAAAGGCTGGGAAGATCTGGCGACCGACAAGAGAGGGTCTAACAGCCTCAACGACCCTCTCATCTATGTAACGCAGTTCTTCGTCAGTCAACTGTCCCGTTTCTAAGCCAACTTTCTTCAAAGTCCTCATTCTAGATCACTCCTAAGCTGCAGCTTCAGGCTCACCGCCCTTCCAGAAGTGCACCAGAATCTCCGCATCCTGAGCAACACTGCTTGTCTCCAAAGCCTGCCCTACAACCATGCCCTGGCTACCCATAGCCCCGACAGCCTGTTTGGCAACCTTACCGTTAGCCGCGGCGACTAGAAGATCTCCAAGAGCAACGCTCTCGTTAGCCAACAGAGTGAGCTTCGCGATGCATTCGCTGACTACTACCATGGCTTGGTTGCCTACAGCGTAGTTGTCGGATTCTTTCTTGCTTGGTGCAACGTCGAGGAAGCCGATGATGTTCCGTGCCTTAGCACCTGTTTCTTTCACATCGCCATCGTTCGTGTCGTGGATCACCAAACGTCCCGGCAGCATTTCAGCTGCAGTTGCGTTGGCTCCGACCTCGAATTCAAGCCTCAGAGGATTACCAGCGACTACCACTTGGTTCGCAGGTTTCACAAGATATTGAGGCATTTCTATCGATCCTCCCTCATCCTACGCCACGGTGCATTCAGAGTTAGGTCGCCCACGGTCCAGAGTTTGTTGCCTGCGCGGCTTTCAGCAGGAGCGAAGCGAATGCTCTTGTAGGATACTGCCTTAGCATGTCGCAGTGTATTCAATCTCTCTTGTATCTCTTCAAGGCTCATCGTATCGATGTCTTCGATGTCATAGCTGCTGATCTTCCTTAACTCGTTACCCATCTGTGCTCTTAGTTGATCGGAGATCAGCTCTTCGGCTTCGTCAAGCTTCGCCTTCAGAGTCTTGTTGAGATTCGTTAGATCGCTGATCCGTTCTTTCAACGCTGCGTTCTCAGCGAGAATCTCGTCTATCGCTATTTTCGTTGCCACTTTGTCTGTGGATGAGTCAGATTTGTCCGACCCACCAGCATTCTTGTCATCCAACATTTTCTTTCTCTCTCAGGTTTGCTAGTTTAGGGACCCGTCGTGAGTCCAGCATCATCATCTCGACGCTGTTCTGTCAACTGATCGTGACCATGATTCATACAGTCTAGCCGTCCTTTCGAAACGCTCGATCACGTGTTGAGCGTCTGCTTCAACTTCGATGCCCCTCGCTTCCATACGTTTCTTAACGCGGTATCTTCCGCAGCGTTTCCTCGCTCCTTCACGCTTCCGCTCAAGTTCGCCCTCGTCTTCTTGATCCGCTACTTCTCTATGTTCTCTAACCCAATCCTGAGCCTTCTCCATGGTCCAGCCTTTGGTCCTGTCGAAGAGATACTTCTGAGTGTGCATCGACCCTTCCGGATCAGACTTCAGTTTGCCGATCACAGCTCTGATTCCTTGCTCCTCGCTGATTTCGATCGTGCGAAAGCTATCTTGGACAAAAATATCCGCGTCTCTGACGGGAATGTGAATGTGGTCTTCAGTCTCTTCGGGGTCTACTGCTATCTTCTGCATAAGAGTGTCAAGGGCGATCTTGCACGCTCGATCTAACTCGGCATTCTGGGCGACGGCGTCCACAGCGATTCCACAGAAGGGTGAAGTACACCGACCTAGAGGCACACCTGCTGCAACATGATCGATTAGAAACTTCCGCTGAACAAAGTTGTATCTTTCACCGTTGAAATCTCCAGGCGTTGGGTCATAGTCGTAGATGAAGCCTATGCTAACGTCTTTCCGTTTACCTGTCTTGATGTCTGCGAGAAACTGTGGGCTGTTCATTTTCTTGAAGAATCGTAGATCAGCTCGGATACCATTGATATGTTCCGAGAACTCGGGGTTTTCAACCTGACCCTTAATGTCGTCTCTATTCATGACGAGCATCGTGTCTGGATGCTTATGTGCAACGATCCATGCGCCATCAACCGTCCATACGGCATCTCTCAGTTCATGCGCAGGTTTGTACGCTTTGCCTTCGGGATATCGATAGACTCCTTCTCTTGCTATGATCGCTGGCATCACTAGGAAACCATCTGAATCCTCGATCACCTTCGTCGCATCTATTTCGGCACAGAAGATTCCTATCTTCTTCATGATTCAACCTCTTTCAATACTCGTGACAATGAAGATTGTTGAAGCCTTAGAAGCCCTGGGATAGTCTCCCCATCGGGACCCGGAACAGGATCCAATGGAGGATCTTGACGAGCACGCAGCTCATTAACAGTCAAGAAGTCTTCGCGGAGACTATCCGCCCGGGCGCTATTCACCTCGATCGCGGACTTATCGATCGGATTGACTTCGAAGCCGCCTAACCAGTTTATCCTGTACTCTTCAACCTGCGGAATCTGGGCGGCTTCTATGAGCAGACCAATTAGCTGCCTAAGACCTGGCTCATACCGTGATTGAGCATCACTTATGATCTTGAAGTACTCACGTTCGTTCACACCAGATCCAGTGAGAGCACCTGCTTGTGCACCTCGTAGAATAGCCATGGGGATGCCGCTGCCTGCGCTAAGATTCTCCATAATCGGCACATAGTAGGGCTCCGGGTTGAGGGTTCGACCTGCTAAGCCTTTGAACTCAACCTTCTGCTTCTCGTTATGCAGGAAATACGTGCGAGCGTTGAGACTCTCAAATTGTTTGCTTGCCTCAAACTCGTCTAGCTGCTTCTTGCTCGCTCCTTGGATCTCGATGTCTGGGAAGCCGCTGCCGTAACGGAAGAGCGTCTGCCCCATACCCCAGCGAATATTCCGCAGAACCGTTAGGTCGTCGTAGATGGCCTCTAGGACGCTGAGACCCTTATATGGATGACCCAGAAGTCGGGTTGCAAAATGGATCACACGACCATAGTGAACCTTGACTCTTTCAGAGCCACGGCCACGGCTTAGAGTACAATACACTGGCAATCCGAATCTTGGACTGTTGGGATCGTTGTCCTCGTCGCTCGACTGGACAGAGAACTGTGTTGGTGCATAAGCTGCTAACTCTCTTATCTCGGAAGGATTCTGAACAGGGTCGGCTAAAGTCTCCCCATGATCTACATATCCGATTACGATGATCGCCCAGCCATAGAGTCTTTCGAAGATAGCCATCTGGGTGAAGACAGATTTCGCATTAAGAGCTGAAAGAGCCTTCTGAACTTCGTTGTCGAAGTTAGGATCTGGCTTCTCCGCAAGCTCATCAACCTTGAACCAATTATCGAAGATATCATGTGCCACCGTGAACACAACGCGATGTGCCACGGGTTCACGTTTGACCGCGAACAAGAGATCTGATACGCTGATTGGTTCACCAAAAGTCGCTTGACTCGACTCGCCTGCACCACGGATGCCTAGACTTGTTCCGTCCGATTCAGTCGCAACTTTGCGTTTAAGCCAATCGAACATCTGAGAAACCTACTCGAAGATCGAGATGCTCTCGACTTTCTCAAGATCTACAGAGACGATGTCAACAGCTTTCTTTTCGCCGAACATGGATGTCGAACTATAACTAAATATAACTAAACTTAAATATGTTTCATTAAGCATTCAGTTTATAAACCGTCTAGAGTTCTCTAGACCCCCTCCCCCCAAAGGTACGTGGCTGCATAAATCTAAGAGATATCAACTACTTTCAAGGCGATCCATGATGAGGGAAGGCACAGCAGCCGTATTCGAGGCCTTGAGTTGGGTACAGGAGATGCTACATGACCTGCTGAATGATCCGAAAGGAATCGAAAAAGCGTTAAATGAAGTTAGAGACGCCATTGAGGATATGAAAAAGGGCGTAGCGATCGATTTCAGACACAGACTTCGCGGACTCTAACCTCTGATATATTCTTTTTCTCTCAGGTCTTTTCTCAGTAGTTCGCAGATATAGTCGGGAAGGTTCCTATAGCCATATTTGCCGCTCTTGATCATTTCTTCAGCAACATCAGTCAAGATTCTTGGCAGACTGACCGTTCGGAATTTTACTTTGCTCTCCTTCAT